GAGACTATGCCAGACCCTGAGACTATGCCAGACCCTGAGACTATGCCAGACCCTGAGACTATGCCAGACCCTGAGACGATACCAGAACCTGAGATTATGCCTGAACCTGTCACGATACCAGAGCCTGAAGGGTAATTATAATTCCCCTGCTGATTCGGTTCGCATTCTTCTAGCGGAGCATCAAATCCTACGACTTGCCTTGGAGCTGCTCCGTAGAAATTATATTGATAAACTAGTTCTTTGATTCGTTCTTTAGCTTCATCAGATAAAGCTTTAAACTCTTTAGCTATATTTGTATTATTTGTAGCTACCCCAGGGATACTGGAAGCTGCACGCTTGATAACTGTATCGCCTTCTCTTAATTCAATCCATCCAGAGTCTTCACTGATACCACTTACGGATCCTGGCTGATAAATTCCTCTTAATATTTTTTGAGCCTCTTTTCTGTTATAATCTCGTAAGTATAACTCTTGTAATATTTCTCCTTCTTCTAAATAAAGTCTTGGATAAGGGTTTCCGTCTAATCCGGTAAACCTAAATGATTGATGTATGAGTATATTTAACTCACCTAGTTTTCCACTTAAATTACCTGAGATTTGATGCAGCTGATTATCTTTTAAGTCCGCATCTAGATAATCAAAGTTATATTCTAGTATTTCTTTAGCTAAATAACCAATCTGATTCATTTAGATCTTTGAGCTTACGATTGTTCTTTTATTAGCTTGAGTAAATCCTTACCTCTTGATGAACTTGGGTCTAAAATAGGCTTTGTAACTTGAACGACTTTAGAAGAACCTCCATTGGTGTATTGAGAAAAAGCTTTTAAAATCTTATTTTTTAACGTTAATTTAGTTCCAGAAGGAAACACTTCAGTTTTTACAGCTAATTCTTGTAGTTCTGTTAATGACATTTTTTCAACCAAAGACTCTAACTCTAAAGCGCTATTCACCCCAAAAGGGTTTTTTTCTTTAAATCCAAGTATTGCTTCTAAGCTTTGAGCTTCTTTAGATTCTTCTATTAAATGGTTTTTACCATCTGCGAATTCGATACTTTGTTTTTTTCTACTTTTTTTTACTTCTTTTTTTTTGGCCATGGTATATCCTTTCTCCTGGTTTATTCTATTTATAATAATGTTTGTAAACAAAAAATCCACCCGAGGGTGGACTTTTTGCAGAAAACTGGAAGCACCCTTTAGTTAATGGTAATTCCGGTTAACACACGATCATCAAGGATCATGCGACCTTCTTCCATTGAACCATAGTATCCAATTTTTTGTTGACGTACACTGTACTGGTCATCAGCAAGTAAAGAAAACTCAGATCCAGTTTCGGAGTCAAGAGCAACCGCACGGAATAAGGATTCGCGAGTGCGATCAATACCGATAACTAAATCTTGGTTTGAGCTACCATTAAGAGTATTCCAAACCTTTGTAAACTTTTGACCGGCACCAAGCTCGTTGATTTCCATGATAGAAATGCCATAAAACTCAGGCGCCCCTGCGTTGTTGTAGATGGAGTTGCGCATTTCATCGGTTGCAGCAATTGCGTCTCCAGCTCCTGGTCCTGGTTTATTATTAACAGGATTGTAAGCCATCTCGCGAAGACCTTGAACCGCTTCTGGGGACATGATGAGATCGGTAACGCCTTTGATGCGTCCGCCTTCGCCAGCTCCACCGTTCCAAGCAGTGTTGATGCGCTTTCCAAGAGTTAACAGCTTGTTAAAATCATCTAGAATCAAAGCATTTCCGTTAGAACTTAAAACGTGACTTTTACCGTTGGTGGTTGCATCGGAAAGAGCTCCAAGAATTAAGTTTGCAGAAGTAGATTCTTGCCTAAGCAAGATTTCTTGCGCAATTCTTGTGAAGGTCTTACCAATTACGTCCATGCGAGACTTAGCTGCATAACGCTTGTCAAAATCTACAGCGCTATCAAGGCGATATGTGCTGAATTTCATTTCTGAAACGGTAGGAGTAACTGTGTTAGTTGGTAGACCACCAGGTACAGTCGCACTGTAAACCTTTACGTAATCAGGTGCAGTTACGTCATAGTATAGATCCAGTGGAATACTGGGGCTATCCATTTCATTGAATTGGAAAGTTGAGAAGAGGTTGCTAAGGACTGGAGCTTCGTTAACTACTTTAGCTAATACTGGGCCAATAAATTCAGCCAGCGCTGTTTGAGCTTCGAAAGCGACTTCTCGGTTACGAGAGGCCATTGCCTTGACGAGTTCTACTTGTTCTTCGGTTCTTTTGAGTGTAATGTTCATTATTAGATATCCTCTCTTATTTTTAAAAATTAAAGGTCAATATTGATTATCAGATACTTTCCTGTACCGGCTCCGGCTCCATCTCCATTTCCTGCGAAATAGTCAGGGTTATTGGCTCCATCGTATGGACCGTTGTCGTCATTGCGATCTCCAACTCCAAGCACATAACCTACTGGAGTTGAGTATCCAGTTGGGGCGTCTCCAAATTTACCGTCTGCAATAGCGTAAACAGGGGTTCCTGCTGCATAGGTTCCAGCTGAGTCAAATCCGTTTTCACCTACAGTAATAATACCTTTACTGAGGATAGGTACAACTTCACCTGGAAGTACGCCTTGATGCTCAAGAAGCTTTTGACGATAGTAAAGCATTTTTTCGCCATTTTCATCAAAAGTAAGAGTCTGGTTAAGGGTTACACCAATAGGGCGAGCTGCACCTCCTCCGTGAACTTGAAATTTAGGACTAGCTTCTGGGTATAAGTTGCGTCCAACATGAGGGTATTCAGTTTGACCCAGGTAACTATTTAAAGCAGAGTCCCCATTGCCATCATTGCTGTATCCTGCTGGATCTCCGGCCGCCCAAGAGGCGTCCGAAATTTTGGCTAGTAGGCCTGCGTCGTGTGTACCTGAAGATTGGTGGGTGTGAGCAGAAACACTAGTCAAGTCTAGCTCTGACGTTTTAAGGGCGAACAAATTAATTACAAAGTGTTCGTTGTATTGTCTGAATGGTAGTAGTCGATTTGCCATTTGTTATTCCTCTTATTAGTATTTGATGTTTACGCTTTCTTTCGTAAAAGCTTGTTTAAATTTTTCTCTCAAAGATAATTCTTCTTGAGCAGAAGCGGCGTCGTTATTAGATATCTCAGCTTCTTCCGCTTGAATATTTTCAATAACTTCTTCGGCTTGCTCTTCAGTAACTTCCGATTGAGTCTCCTTGCTAGAAATAGCTTGAAGGCGTTTTTGAACTTCTGCTTCGATTTTTTCTGCAATCAATTTTTCTTGCTCTTCTTTAAAAGCTTTAGTTTTATGCTTCCATACTACAGAAAGTTTTTCTTTATATTCTGCGTATGACTCATCAGAAGAAATGCTTTTTAATTCCGAAGCTAAGATCATGCGGTCTTCATCTTCTAATTCGAAAACCTCATCTAGTTCACCCATTCTTTCAGAAAAACGCTCAGCTTCTTCACGAGCAATAGATTCCGATTCGAGTTCGCTAATTTTTTCATTAACAGAAGTTAGTTCCTGCTTTAAGGATTCGATTTCTTTCTCAGATTCTGCAGAAGATTTTAGTAAATCTTCTTTTTCTTGAATAAGGTTCTCTTTGTCTTGTTGCCATTGCTCATTTTTCTGCATGATCGCGTCATGAAAAACTTTTGTGATATTGGCAATAGCTTCTTCTGAGAGTTTTTTGGAAGAAGCTTGAGCTTCAAGAGTTTCGGTGATTTGTTCTAGAATTTCTTTTTCCATAATTGTAGTAGGTTTTTGATTCTTGCTAAAAATTACATCGTCTTTTGTAAAATGGGAATTTTTTTCTTCAAAAATATTATTTTTAATTTTTATCTTATCAAAACTAATTGCTTTTTCATCATCTTCGTCTTTATTAATAAAGTCTTTATCCAAAGTAATTAAACCTTTGACGTCGGCTGCCGGATTAGAAGTGAAGCCAATACCTATTGGGTAGATTTCCCCCATGATTAATCTGTTCACTGTTACGCCTTCTTCTGTCCTTCCGTTTCCTCCGTAGGCTTTCAAATACTGTATATATTCCTCTTTTGTTTCGTCAGTAATAATTCGAGACTCTCTTAAGTCTTCGCTGCCAAGAGCTATAGCATATTCATTAAACCCAATCTCCCAACTTGCGGAAACTTGATGGTGATACTCGCTTGATTCGTCTGTAGAACTTTCTACTAGTTTAGCGAATTCAGGATTGACTGTTTTATATATTACTGCAGAAAGAGCTATATTAAAAGGACCATCCATCGAGGCAGCGTCTTCTTCACTAATGATATCGTTATCTTTATAGCTAGAAAGAGATGCTCCTACTATGTGTCCAACTATTTTTTGTTTTTGATGCTCTATATTTGTTGGCTTATGTATAAAGTAATCTTTTATGGCTATAGCTGTAGCCGTATCAATTCCATCTCCGTTTTTATTAAATTTGTTTGCAACTGCCGCATTAAAAGCAACACCTATTAAATCAATATTTTTATTGAAATCTATCCCCTTTGGCGCTAGCTCGTGAAGAGAGTCTAAAGATGCAGATGAAATAAAGTTACTATCACTCAAGTTAGCAACAGATATTTCTTGATAAAACTTAACAGTATGTTTAAAAGGTAAATCCATAATAAATTATTATACACAAAAAAATAAATAATTATTTTTCATTATTTTTTTTACTGTGATACAGCAAGGCGGCTGGATACGAAACCAGTTCATTGGCTTCACTTATTTCTAATATACCATCCATAACATCAAGCTTCTCAATTAGATTGAAATCTTTTATGCATGCAGATATGGTTCCCTTCCATTCTTTTTTCTCTTTTGCTAAAATAACGCTCTCGGTAAGGTTGGAGACCATTTCTTTTTGATCTTTAGATAACCGTTTTTTACCAAAATGAGATTTTAATTCTGATTCTGCATATTTTTGCAAGTCTTCTGTCGCGTATACTACAGATTGTATGTCTTTTCTGCTATGAAGCTCTTGGCTTGCTAGTAAGTTGTTTGTTTTTGTTTTGGTGCCAGCAGGTCTTCCGTTCTCTTTAGGCGTTTTTTGGTTTGGTGAAGGAGTGTTGACGTCTTGAGGTCCGACTGGAGACTTTTTTTGCTTAACCTCTGCTTTGTGCATTTCTTTTTTCATGTCTTGCTCTTCGTCCGATAATATAGGCTGTGAGACGCTCAATGGAGTATAAAAGCCTTTTTCTCTATCTTCAACAAATCTTTCTTGAGCCGTCCTGAGGTCTTCTGGGTCCGGATATATTCCTTGTTTTAGCGCTGTCATTCCTTGTTCTGGGGTAATTATACCCATTTCAATCAACCTGGAAGCCACTCTTTGAAGTTGAACTTCATCTTTAATATCGATCTCTACAAATTTTGGATTAGGGAAATTTTTAAAACCCATGATCTTACAGACCTCTTTTATTTGTGGTTCAAGCACGTCGTTTAAAAATGTATTACGAGCTTCTTTAAGCCTTTCTAGAAATATTTGAGCTTTGACTTGCGTACTAGAGTAATTTTCTTTACCCACAATAATGTTTTGCAGTCCTTCCTTAATATCTTCGTTTACGATTTGATACTTAGTGGGGCCCAAAACCTTATTAAGATCTGGTATGATAAATTCTGCCTTAGTAGTATAATCTGCGATTAATGCTCTGCCTATGCTTTCGTTTTGAAAAAGTTGCTGCATAGCTTTAAGATTGTTTGGGTTTATACCACCCTTGTCTGGCGTATTACCCATGGTCACAAGCAGGATTACATTTTCTATCGTTCTAGTTATTGCTTGATCAACTTTTTTAAGCTCCATTTTCCAATTAATATCATCAAGGACAGGGAATCCGAAAGGTATAGCGAAAGGCTCGTAATCTTGTTTTTTGTAAAAAGAAAAAATTAACTTCTTTGGGTCAAGATTAACCATAACACCTTCTTGCATGAATTGGCCATTGTTTATATGGTCTTTAGCTTCTTCCGGTAACGCTTCAAAAACCTCTTTATCATATTCTGTTTGAGGCTCTTTTAATCTTTCTATATCATATTCGCTTAAAAGTTTTTTATAAACACCATTGCCAGAACTAAAGGTTAAGGCTCTATCTGCGACAAAATCATAAGGATTAAGAAATATATATCTAATAGGTATCTTTGTGGCTGCGATAGATGAATATTTGGCCCCATATACTTGGTTAAGTTTAACCAAGTCTTCGGTTGTAAACTTACCATCTAATTTATACATAAAGACATTCCCCGATCTATAGTATTCTCTAAAATATTGGTCCTTTAATTTCCAAATTTGTATTTTCTTTAGCCATTTATCGATAAAAGACCTTGATTTTTCAGACCCTCCTTCTAAGTAGATGTCAGAATTAGAAAATTCAGCCATAACATCTATAGCGTTCCTAAAGATAGGTACATTAGCATAGGCTTTTTGACAAAGCAATATTGAGTCTTTGGGACTAATGTAAGTTTTGCTATAAGAGTAAGGTAACGCTGTTTCAGCTATGTTTTTATATTTGTCAGTTTTCCTGTTTGTGGCAATATAATTTTTTCGACCTGCTGTCCTTTCGCAATCATTAGGCTGATTTACGTTTCTAGCAGGGCTTCTTGAAGCTTCACTATAATAAGATTCCCCTACGCTAGCAGGCTGAACTTCTTCTGCTGAAGATTTCATTAGATCCTCAATGTTTTTACTTTCTTTTTGAAATTTCCCCCAATAATCAGATTTTTTAGTATATTTTCTAGGCATATACTATCTTACACAAAACTTTCTAAAAGTCTATCTAAAAGTTAAAAGTTAACTTTTAGACTTTAGATCATCATAGGTACAAATGTAGACTGATTATTATTTGGCTTTAAGGTCATAAAGTCATAATAAGTCTTTATCATCCAATTACCAAGAATTAAAGCGGAGTATGAGTCTTTTCTTGTTTTATTCGGACCAGTTTGCCTTTTAAGATTACTAGGTAAACCAAAAGTTTGAGAACCCTGAGGAGAAGAAGATACTTGTATTAAAGCGCATTGATTCTTGGTGTAATTTACCATGTCATGCTGATGCTCAATAAAATCTATCATTTTAGCCGGACCAGAATTACTTATAATTTCTTTTTGGTTTGGTATAAAAGTTAATGTATCTATGGGTATTTTGGCTTTTATTTGCTTGTGGTAATTTTCTTCTAGAGGTCTAGAGCCAAATTGAATTCTTTTGTGATCAAAGTTTGCTTGCAACAATTCATTAGCCCTACGGATCCAGTCTGACGTTGGCTTTCTTAAGATGCATATTTTTTTTTCTTTTAAATTGTATTGATTTTTAGCATTTAAGAGACCTTCTTGGTAGTTCTCTATATTGTCAAAATCAGCTATAATTTCTTCTATTTTTATATCCGCTTGATTGAATTGCTCGCTAGCATTAGCGGCTTGCATAAATTGAACTCCTCCTCCGTAATCCCCAATAATACAGACTATATTAAAACTAGTAAGTAGATAGTGAAAATAGTTTATGTGGTCTTGCATTTTTAGGCCAGGCATAGCGTAACTATGAACAAGAGTACCCGTCTGAGTATTATCATTTAACTTAAAAACTTGTATCGCAAAGTCATCTGAGCTTTCGCTTTCCGCCCAACTTGGATCAAATGAAAGTAAGTATTTTGAATCTCTATCACCGGACACCTCAAGGCAAGGAGCCTCACCGTCAGGCACTGTGCAATCAGCCATTGTCGAAGTCTTGAAATAACCACTGCTGTCATCAGTAAAAATAGCGTTAAACTCTCGGTCAAATTGAGATTGACTCATGGTCTGCCTGGATTGATTGATGAGGTTTTGGTCGTATAGAGCTTTAGGAGCTACATCATAACTGAAATGCATAATAACTCTTTTTGAGTTATCTTTTCTAGCTTCAGGTATACCATTTAATATCAAATCTTCAAAAGTTTCATATACCTTGTAAAGATATTCAAATTTATAACTTGCAGAGGAGAGCGCTATAAGTTTATTGTTTGGCCATTGATACCTATCTTTCTCTTTCATTTTGCCTTGAGCTATTAATTCATCCTCTAGTTTTCTTACTTTTTCTCGTTCTGTGGGGTTTTGAACAACACTTAAGAATGGCAAAATAACTTCATTATAAATATGCTCAGGCATCAATAAAAATTCATCAATAATAATGCGGTGAAACCTGAAGCCTCGAAGCTTGGATCCATCGCCCAGGGGTAAAGCAATTATTTTAGAATCTCCAATTTCTAATGTCCATTGGTCATTCTTTTTTGATTTTTTAGTTATACACTGTCCAAGAAAAGCAGCCTCAGGCTTTCTAGCTATATCTTCAATTTTTTCAAAGATCATTTTTGACTGCCTGAAAGTGGCGGCTAGAATACCTATTTGTACGCCTTGGTTGAATATAGCATCAAGAAACGCATATATTGCAGTACTGAAAGATTTTGACATACCCCGACTCCATATACCTAGAAAATAATCTGTTTCCAGCATGGACTTAATGGCTAAATGCTGAAATGGAAATAAGTCTACTCCTCCGATTAAATTTGTAGTAAATGTTATGTTTTCCCTCAGGAAGTTATGCAGGTGGTATTTGGCATCTTTCTCTTCAAGATGCCCTTTGATTTTTAGTAATTCTTCATTTACGCTAGGCTTGTTAGACCTAATTTTAAACTTACCTTCTTCCCATGTCATATTTGTCTATAAAGTATTGTAAATCAACTTCCCAAAGTTTTTTACCAAAAACTAATAGCTTTGGTATGATTTCCTGTGATTTTATTCGAGCGTGATCAACATATTCATTATACGCTGGCTCGAATATATTTTTTTTAATTATCCATAATTTTTTATTTATTTTTTCTAATTTTTCTCGCTCTCCGGCGGCGTAGAGCGATTTAGAATAATCATATAATTTATTATAATCAGAATAAAAATCTTTATCTAATTTAGAAAATAATTTTTCATTAGCATTCCCGGTAAATATGAACTGACAGCGACGGGGAAACTTGTGCGAAAGCACGCGCATGTTGTGCCATATAAAAGGCAAGTTGGCGGGCTTAGGGATTATTTTATTATTTGCAATAATGGATTCTACAGAACCCTCCACCACAATAAACAAAAATGCATCAAAATCTTTTGCTCTTTCAAGCTCGCGCACAAATCGATTGAAACCCGTGGTCATTGTGCTCCGGAAGTCGCTTTCGTCTTTTCTATCAACATAAGTATAATTATAATGAGGAGAGCCTACTGCGTAATCCCCAAAATCAAGCTTTAATTCGGCAGAATTACTAAAACTAAGAGGCTTTCTCTCCCTGGTGTCAATCAAAATTTTAACATCATTTAATTCAGAATAATCATTAAAAAAACCACTAAATAATTTTTTATTATATAAAGGCTCTATATTAAGTTGACTACAAGCATTAGAATATGAACCAAAAAATTTCTTATATATATTAATAGTGGGAAATTTATTTAAAGACAATTCTAAGTGGCATGGGGCATACTTGAGCTCTTTGCCCTCTATGCGGGATTTTAGCTGTCGAAGCATGACTTCCTTCACCTCTTCAGTTTCAGCCGTCTCTGACCACGCTAGAAAGTTCTCTATGCTGGCAAAATCTCGAGAGAAGTAATCAGTAAAGTCTTTAAACTCTAATAACTCTCCAGTATACTTATCTTTACGTTTGTATACTTGGGGGTAATATTCAGCAACAGAAAGCTTATGAGATCTTTTTACATGAACGTGTAACCCTTTAATATTTTTAAAGGATTTATTGCATATGTTACATTCATTGGTCATTCAATAAAAAAAACATAAACATCTATCTATTAAGATTCAGCCTGCTCTTTAGATTTATTTTCCTGCTCTTCGATTTCTTGAAGGGCTTGCTTGCGATCCTCTTCACTCATTTCTTGAAAGCGTTCTTGAGCTAAATGCATAGCATAAAACTTTCCGGCATTAATCAACCCGTTAATATTAAATGAATTGAGGGTTGCAAGAGCAATACCTTCAATGATCTTTTTATTTTGTTCTTCACTCATAATTTAAATGTTACTTCTCCTTCGTCTAGTGACTTATTTGCTGGTTCTTTTATTTTTTTTACAATAGTAGTTGAAGTCTCTTCGCCCCCGACATTTTCTTCAACTAAGTTATTTTTATTTATTAATTGTTTTAATGCAGTAATTATAATCTTGTCTTTTTCATCTACAGGTTTAAAATCTTCTTCTTTTTGAAAGATTTGTTCTATTTGTTCATATTCATAGTCTCCTATAAGTACTTCTATCTTTTTCATATTTATATTTGTTATGTTGAGTCGTGTTTTGATATTCCTAGTATTCTTGCTTTCCAGCTATCCATATTATCAAGACGTTCTACCTCTTCTTCAACTAATTTTTTTTGCATCTCAGCTATTTCAATCATTCTGCGTCTTTCAGATTCCGCTTGAAAGCTTTTCACTAAAGAGATTATGGTCGCGTTGTCTTTTTGTTTGTTTTTTAATCTTTCAGAACGGTCACCGTTTAGTTTCTTGATGAGAGACTCCATTCGTTTCTCGCATTTATCGTATTCATCGGTTTTCGATTTTAATACTTCAGCTAGCCTAACAGTCATATCTTGTTGATCTTCAACTTCATTGAACATGGTGTTTAGCTTTTCGATATGAGAAGAAATGTTCTTAAGGTTTATGTAATCAACGCATACATTGATATATAAATTAATTTCATCACTAGTAAGATCTGGCTTGTCCCAAGTTGCGCGAACAAATTCTGCCTCGAACAATTCTCTGTCTTTCATACTGTTGTAATTGCTGATCACTTGAATGAGTCTAGGAGCAGATAAATTTCTCATTAATGACTCCACGCACTCTATATCATCATGAGCTAATTTGCCTTCTTCCATTTCCTGCATTGTGAAAGTATTTATTTTTTTTAATCCAGTACTAAATATTTTAGGAGGATTATATGATTTGTTAACAGCAGTCTCTGTTTCATGTACATATGCAGGCTCGTATTCTTTTAAAAACCCAAGAACAGTCATGTGTTCTTTGCAAAAACGCTTTATACTTAAATCTGGAAACAGTATTTCAGCGATCTGAAAAGCGCTAAGACCATTCTGGGCTTGAGCTTTAATAAATTCAATCTGTTGTTCTGATAAATCTATATCAGGCACTTTGTCTCTCAGGGTGGTTTTGTATTCTAAGTTTTGTTTAGCAAGAAATTCCCTAACCGCTCTACCTTCTTTACTTCGCCCGTCAATTTCAGGATTTTCGAAAACAAGCCGAGTAAGATCAAGTAAATTTGGGTTTTCTTGAAAGTTGTCCCTTATAAATTGTTCTTGCTCTTCAGTTAGTTTCATCTATCTCTGACAAAAATGCAATACCTTTGTCTTTTAAAATTTTTGCTGCTTTTTCTTTTAAAGATTTTTTTAAGTTTTTAATTTGTTTGTATCCAGCTTTTCTTCCTTTTTCTGTACTTTTAAAACCCATTTCATTTGCTACTTCTTCGTCAGTTAAGTTTTTGATGTAAAGTAATTCAAAAGCTTTAAATTGTCTTTGGTTTAACTCTTTTTTTAATTCCTGAATAAGGCGTTTACTTGTAGATTCTATATCTAAGTTTAAATAATCTCCTGGGTTTGCGTCTATTTCATGTACGTGACTATCGAGACATAAAGTAATTTTTACATTAAACGCGTGTTTTTTTGAGTTTTCCCACTTCTTGTATAAAGGGCATGTGTTGTCTTGCTCTCCTGAAGTCGTAAAACTACATAGATGGTACTCTGTGTCTGAATTAAAAGGGCAATTAAGGCAGGGTCTGGCAAAATTACTGTAATGATTACGCAAGATGTTTTTCATTTGATTAGCTATAATCTTATTTAGCCATGGCTTGATCGGTCTTGATTGGTCCCATTGGTCCCATTTTTTATGTATATGAGCTCGGATAATTTGACACACATCATCAAAACCAACCCAGGACACTGATGTAAGAAACCAATTTTTACTTCTTTTTCTTAATTCTTGATCGATGAGATCAGAGAAATCTTCGTAATATTGAAGTTCGCTAGCTGCTTTTTTTGTTTCTTTTTCGCTTGGATCAAGATTCTTTTTCTTCGGCATTTTCGATTATATCTTCAAATTTATAAGTCACATTTCCAGATGATTCAAAATCGCATTGAAATTTATCTATTTTTGGTACGTAATCGATGTCCGTTTCATCTTGATTAAGATTTGCCTCAGGCTTAGCCGCCGGAACCCTGTCTTTAAGGCTTGTGTTACCTGCAGATAGCGTTGATTTAATTTCTGGGCCAGCATTTCTTTTCATGGTTTTACCAATAGGCGCCCCACATGAAGAGCAAAACTTGGGCTTAGCGCCAGAGTAAAGCATTTTATTGCCACATTCTGTACAAAATATTGTTTGCATAACTTATTTTATAATAAGTTGCAAACTTAAAAAATCAATACTTATATTAAATAGCCAGATATAACCCTGGCTTGTCTTGCCATGAATTCTTCAGAGTTTTTATTAAATTTTTCTTTTTGTTTTGTTTTGCAAAAAATAACCTTAGATTGCTCTGCGCATTCTTTTATGTAATCTACTCCTAAAATGCCGATAACTTTTCCATTAAGAGTTTTAATTGGTACATTATATATGCTTTTTATACCTTTATTACGCATTAAGGCTGAAAACATATTATCGGAAATGTCTTCGTAATTAGTATGAGCAAACTTTCCTATTGATGTTAACTCTCCAATATAGTCATGAAAATTAGACACTATGTGGTTTTGTGAAAATTCAAACTCCTTGCTGATCCCGGGTTCGGTTATTTCGTGAGTACAGCTAAACTTTTGTTGACTTCTTCCTGAGGTATAATGACCCCCATTATGAAACTGCAATATATAAGCCCTGTCGGCCCCCATTTCTTTCGTTATAAACTGCAGCGCAGTATAAATGTTTTCATTATTTTGAGTTTCGCTAAGAATTGGGTCCCTGGTTGTGGTTTTTTTTAAGTTCCTAGACAGCAACACGCTAGCTATAGTTGCTGCTGCCCCTATAACAGCGGATACTACTAAATAAATTCCATCCATCATGATAATATGTACACAAAATAATTATTGACCTTTTTTCAATTTATATATTATATACTTTAATATTTCACTTCTAAATATATCTGATTCATCAAATTCAAAATTATGAATACCTTTCTGTTTACTTTGTTTATCGTTAAATAAGTTAATCATCTTTTTAAACCCACTTTTTCCATTAATATCGCTCTGCATTACGTCTCCGCAGATAAATAATTTAGATCCATCTCCTAACCTAGTGATTAACGTCACTAGCTCTTGAAATGTAAAATTTTGAGACTCATCAGCAACAACGATTTTATTAATCCAGTTTGCCCCTCTAAGGAAGTTGATCGGCATAGCTTGTATTCTGCCATCTTTTATTAAGTCTTCTTTTACAGGAACGTTTTTAGGCAACATCTCGTCAAGCTTATCTTCTAGTGGGGCCATATAAGGGTTAAACTTCTCTTCTAGCGTGCCAGGAAGCGCCCCAAGGCCTTTGTCTGCACTTTCTATAGCTGTCCTTACATACATGAGATCTAGATCTTCATTTTTCTGAAGTAACCGCAAAGCAGAATAAACGGCCATATATGTTTTTGTGGATCCAGCTGGCCCCGAGACAAACATGATATTCGTGTTTTTATCCCCAGCTATTTCAGAAAAAAGCCTCTGCTTATCGCTTAAATTTTTTCCTTTTACATTTATTTTTGTTTTAAAAGCATTACCGGCAATTTCGCTGGCAGGGTCGGTAGGATTTTTTTTTCTAGGCATATGTTTGTATTGTCGTTATTTAATATAAATACACAAAGTTTAGTGTATAATATATATTATATGTTAAATTTATCAAAATACGATGTTTTAAATCTTTTATCAAAGAAAATGCCTTTTTATGCCGCGACCCAGTGGTTAAAAACACCTCACGAAGGATTGCAAGACGAAGCTCCTTCCGAATTAATGAAAGAGGATAAAATAAACGAAGTTTACGCCCAACTCAAAAAAGATTTAGATAAAAAGAAGAAATGAGCCCATTAGCTGAGCATGCACCAGGACGACTTATTATAGGTTACGACTCAACCAACCATAATTCAGTTCAATCAGACCTATCTGATCTTGGCTACGCTTTGTTGTCTCAGCAAAGATATGGAGGGATCTATTCTTTTTCTCCTTTATTAGTTAGCACGGAAGACGCTATAGCAGAAGTGGAACTTATAGAATTTGTTGATTATGCAGAGCCAGATTATCTATTTACGACAGCTTCTGTTGATTGCTCCGCTGTAGATGATGATTGCAGGTCTTCAATTAGCGATCTTGAGGAAACCCTAGGAATTCTTGATCAAGATCAATTCATAATATCCACCTTAGATGAGGAAGGGTTTCTTGCAAGCAAAAAAGTTAATTTCTTAGAACTTAAAAATAAAATCATTTTAGCTGTAATACCCGAGGCGGTAGCTGCAACAAAGGAAGCTATAACTCAAAACTCTTTGGGTTGGAGCAGTAACTGGGTAAACGCAGACCAAAATGGAAACTCAGTTGGCAATGGAGAAAGATTAGAGTTTGAACATGATCTGGGTACCACAGATTTTGTACCAGTTGTATTTTTAGCAGAGGATGAAAACGGAACGAACGCCCATATGCTTGATCAATTTCATGAGGATGATGCTCCAGACGGAGCTACATACGGTTTTGGCATAGGAATAAACTCCATAACTAATAATTCTATAGCCCTACAATTTGGAAGTAAGGGCTACTTTCAGCTTAATACTGGCGGCTCTAACTCAGCTGCAAGAGACTTTTCTGGTACATTTATTAAAGTTGTACTCAAGACGATTTAGAAATTTTAGTAGAAATTTCTTTTTCGCTTTTTATACCATTATTTTTTAAAAATTTTTTTTGAGCTTGGCTAAGTGACTGAAGAGCTCTTTTTTTTATTTGTGATAATTGTTTTTTTGATAAATTTTTCATTTAAAGACTTGGTTGGTTGGATGGAACTCCTGTTAGGTCTCTACCGGAAACTGTAGGAAATCCTCCTGTAAGCGGCGTTGGACTGCTTCCATTATCGGCGCTAGAAACCACACTAAGATCATCAATATTTCTCCACTCTTCTAAAGAGGCTATCCATAATTCCCCGGAGTTATTTGGACTGACGTAAACCCATCCGATTTTTTCTTCAGAGTCGGGAAAAGTTCCTTCGACATAAAGCCAAGGATAGTGTTCCATCAATATAAAAAACCATCCTAGATTTTCTTGCCAAAGCCAAAAAGATTCCTTAAAACTGTTGAATCCGCTATATTTTGGTACCGGGTGCCAATATACCCATTTATTTCCCAGCTCCATCCAGAAAACCCAATAATCTTCTTCATCCTCTCCTGCGGCCATAATGGTCGCTTGAAAATCTGGATTGTCTTCATATGAACCACTGAACCATCCATCGCCTTGCGGATCAAAGTACTCTAAAAACTTACCTTTTCCGTAATAAATTTCTTTTAATATTCCAGCTTTATAATAATGAGTCTCAGCTAAAAAACCACCTTTTCTTTTTACTATTGGGTATCCATCAAAACCGCTGGTAGATATTTTTTTTGTCTTATAGTAGGCAGTTGGGTCATCGCAAGGAACTAGTTCTTTTGTGCCTTTCGTTCGGCATTCTTGAACAATTTCTATACCTCCGTTTGGATCTAAAAAGTTTTGAAAATTACCAGCATTAATAGGGGTAATGTCGAGTTTTTCATCAGGCTCCCCGTCTCCATCTAAATCGTTTTCTATACCAGGAGCTAACTCTGGGTCTTTGATTGTCTTTTCTGGATCTTCTGGGTCTTCTATTTGGGAGTCTGGACTTTCTTCGACTATGGAAGCGTTATAAACATCTATAACTTCTTTGATGCTAGCTTTATTTGTAACGGGGTCGCCTTGAGTCGAAGCTACTATCAATAAATCTTCAGTCGTGATTGGTTGAGTCTCGTTGAAGGATTCAAGATCTCTAATTTTCTTTACATTTTGTTCAGCCATATTATATATATAATAAACTGAATTATATTTTTTTAAAAATAAAAACCCAGCACAGTATATCTACCTTAAAACTTTTTGCCACACCACCCCACGGTCATTCAAACCAGCCCTCCTTACGCTATTGTCTTCGTTCACGTCAGTGCTTGACTGACCCCATACGTGCCATATGTTGCCATAAAGTTCAGCAGCTAAATAATACTCTCCAGCTACGATACCCTCAGAGTCTGGGAACATACTGTCGGGTGTTGCTATGCATTTGATTATATCCCATTGGGCAACTGAAGAATTCGAATTATCTAGCTCGAGTGCATCTAAATCCTCTTTTGTATATGTCTCTAATTCATCAAAATACCAATAATCCACAGCATCGCTAACGCCGTCGTTGTCACTGTCTACATTCTCTAGTGGGTTTGGCTCTGCAACCATATCTGTTAAATTAGCAATTTTGTAGACCTCTGCAGGGTCTTGCCCTGCGACTGTTTTAGTGCAAACATAAATAGCCGGGCTTGCTCCTGTAACAAGAAGCATTTCTCCGGCAACTGCATCGCTCAACGTGTTTTGTATATCTGAACCCGTCCGAATTTTAACGCGAAACTCTTTATCGTCTAAATATTGGCCGCTATATCCTATGTCTTGCATCTAATTATTTACTTTTTTTCTTTTTCCAGCCGCTATCAGAAACAGGTACACATTTACCATCCTTTTCTACATATCCCTCGTTGCATTTTGGCGGGTATCCGGCTTTTTCATCAGCTTTAGATTCTTTTTTCTTTTTGCCAGGTTCTTGGGCCTTTTTGAGAGCTTTGGGGTCTGGGTAATCTTTGTCGCCTGGTTTTGCGGGGCGATAATTTTTACCTTCACGTTTTTTCTTCTTTCGAATATTTTCCCAAAGTCCGGGCTTGCCTTTTTTTGCGTCAGACTCTTTTTTATCTTCTTCGTCTTCTTTAGGTTTTTTTTCTTCTTTTGAGTCTTTAGATTTTTTGCCTTGTTTGTCTTCGATCTTTTTTTGAATTGCAGGGGGTAACTTTTTTTGCTTTTCTGAAAGTTCTGCTTCCGATTCGTCAAGTTCA